TGCAAAGTGGGCGGCGTCGAAACTTGATGAGGCAGAATGTAAGGTGTTGCGTATCAAAAAGGAGAAGAAACAACCTTCAAAAAGGAAGGCTACTAAGACAACATTGGAGGATTTCCTATGAGAAGAGGCGAAGGAATACCCTATGCGGTGTGGGTCGCATGGGTGTGGAATAGCACGAAGACCCATAAAATTAGCATGAAAGTGCTAGCAGAATTATACGAAAGTAATTATAGCCCTGAAGAGGCGGTGAAAGAATATGAAAGAAGATATGGAAAACTTGATTGAACTAGGAGAAACAATGCTTCAAGAGGTAGTTAAGATGAAAGATGAACTACATACGACTAACCAAATTGCAATCTCGGTTTCAATTGTAAACATTGTAACATTGGTTGTAATCTTTTGGGGGGTGATGCATTGAGCATTGTCCCACTATTGGTATTGATTGGGTTAGTTATATTTTTCTCACTACTTACTGAAGCATTTGAGCGAATTTATTACTTGGAGGAAGAAGAATGATTAAAGCAACAAAGAATATTACAATTGTAAGAAAGGATGAAGGAAACCGCGATGGTATTTATTATGCCCCTCAACCTTATATTGGTATCGTGGTTGATTCTAACACAGGATTTAATACAGGTGATAGAGTCGTATTCAAGGATGGTTTCGAATTTACATGGGATAATGTAAATTATGTAGCCCTTGACTTGTTTGAAATTTTGGCGGTGGTAGCATGAAGTTTGGAATGGAAGCGCGTGATGCCCTACGAAGTGGTATTGAACAAGTTGCTAATGCAGTAGGTTGCACACTTGGCCCTGCTACTAAATCCGTAATCATCAACCGACAGGGTGATATTGCACCATTGGTTGTGAATGATGGTGTAACAATTGCAAAGCATATTGTCCTTGAAGACCCCTATGAATATGCGGGTGCTAAACTTCTCATTGAAGTAGCACAAAGAGCACAAGAACAAGCAGGTGATGGGACTACAACCGCCACCGTTCTTGCGGATGCTTTTATTCGCTACGGGTTCAATGAAGTAACCAATAGCAAGAAACCCCGTGCCGAAATTCGACGTGAGTTAGAAGAAGCGGCAGAAGAGATTATCAAGTCTATTAAAGGTTTAACTGCCCCTATTACTAAGGATGAAGAAATCTTAATGGTGGCTACCATCTCCGCTAACGGAGATGCAAAATTGGCTGAACTTATTACTAATGCTTTCAGGGAAGTAGGTAAGGAAGGTATCATTACTGTTGAACCTTCTGCTAAAGGTGAAGATTCAATAACTATTGTAGATGGATATGAATGTGAAAAAGGATATATTAACCCCGTTTTCAAGAAGATTTTAGGCCCAAAGACTGTAATGGAAAACGCGCTTGTTTTGGTTAGCAACGCTAGCATTCAATCATTTGAAGAGTTGGTTCCGGCTATCAAAATCTCTCAGGCAGAAAAGAAACCATTGGTTGTAGTTTGTCGGGAAATCTCGGGTGTGGCCCTTCAGTCTGTTGCTATTAACGTATCATCAGGAAACTTCCAAATGTGTGTAGTGCAGGCAGAAGATATTTCTTTTTGGCAGGATGAGCGACTTGGCGACTTATCCGCTATTACAGGGTCAGTCTTTTTCAATGAACAAATTGGTATGCGTCTTTCTGATATTACAGCAGAAGAAATGGCTACTGTTGGAAAAGTTATTATTACAAATGATAAGACGACCTTTATTGATTACGAAGGCGACCGAATCAAGATTCGTATTAGTGAAATTGCAGACGATTTGACCCTTGCTGAAAACGAGTTTTACAAGAAAAAACATAACTCGAGATTGGCTCGACTAAATGCTAAGGCCGCTATTATTGAAGTCTTTGGTATTTCAGAACAAGAGATTAAGAATAAATTAGACCGCTTAGATGATGCGCTAAATGCAACACGGGCCGCTCTTGAAGAAGGTGTAGTCCCCGGTTGTGGTGCATTATTTACTAACATGGCCGCTTCTAAGGATTTGCCCTCTTGGATTAGATTTGCATTGATGGCTCCCCTTTGTAAGATTATGTCTAATTACAATGACGCTAGTTTTGAAGACAATATGGCTTTGGTAAAGAAGGCGGGAAAATACGTGCCCGTCTTCTCAGAAGGAGAGATTACTTCTTGGGATAAAGCATCCCATATTATTGACCCCGCTAAGGTGGTTATTTCCTCGCTACGCTCCGCCGTAAGTGTAGCAGGTTACGTATTAACGGCAGAATGTGTGATTGGTGAATGAACATGAATTGGACAGAACAATATAGACCGAATGTAATTGAAGAAGTTATCGGGCAACCTAAACTTGTAGCCGATGCTGAATCGTGGATTAAGAGGGGTGATATGCCTAACGTATTGCTATACGGACGGCCCGGAATTGGTAAAACAACCGTTGCTCACGTTCTTGGAAATCACTTCCTTGGTGATGCAAAGCGCGACGACTTCTTGGAAATCAATGCATCACAAGACCGAGGCTTGGAAACAGTTCGTCAGACTATTAGCAATTTTTGTAGCAATAAGTCTTACGTTGATTCTAAGTTTAAGATTGTGCTTCTTGATGAAATCGAGGGTATGACCCGTGATTCACAACGCGCACTAAAGCGCACTATGGAGCGTTATCAAAACGTCCGGTTTGTGATTACTGCAAATGACCCTTACGCAATTGACTCGGCACTTCGTTCTCGGTGTGCAAATTATTTGCTTGAACCAATTCCTGCAGAAGTGCAGGTTGAACGATTGAGTCGTATTGTTGAATCTATTGGAGCAGACTTTGATGATACATTGGTCCGTGAAGTAGTGGACATTTCCGGTGGTGATTTCCGCCGTGCAATTAACGAACTTCAGGCTTGTATTTTCTCAGGTAAATCTCCTAAGAATCTAAACTCAGAAGGTCTTGTTCCCTATGTTCGTTGTATTGAGAACATTGAATCAAAGCCAAAGGAGGCCGTGGCCTTCTTGGAGCGACTAGTCCTTAGTGGACATTCTGTAACAGATATTTGTGCTAAACTCCTACAAGCCGTAACGTCTATGGATTTGGATAACACCCAATCCTTTAAGGTCGTAGCGAGCGTAGGAGAAATGGAATGGAGGTCGCGTTCTGTGACCCCCAAAGTTCTTGTGAATTGGTTTGTAGCGAATTTGGTAAAGTGAAAGAAAGGCAGGGATTGAAAATGCTAGAACGAGTAAGAAAAGAATTGAATGGATTAGCCAAGAGGCTAGAAATGACTGAAGATGAAATGACCGAAAAGTTTCAGGAAATTGCTTTGAGCAATTCCCTTGACGTAACGGAGGAACGTGCACAATTGACCGCACTTGTTCTTACCCGTAACTTTGCCCGTGGACGTATTGCAGGTGCAAGAACCACGGGTGGTGGATATGGAAGCACAGGTGTTGGTTATTTTGTAGCCGTTGAAGGTGTTCGTGATATGATGGAGTGGAAGCGTAAGAGCGTTCTATCTCGTTTCAATGCGGACGAAAATCAAACTCTTGAAGATGGTTTGGTTGCCCTCGTTGAAGTCAATTCTGATGGTGATTACGAAGCAACGCGTTATCACAATGATGAATGGGAAACAAAGGTTGTAGGACAAATCCCCGGTTCTGCTATGGAAGTAGGAGAAGACCGTTGGATTGTTCCTCTTGATGCAGTAAAGGCTTGGGCATCCGGTGATGCAAACAAGAATTACGGTAAGCCACTACCTTCTGAAGAATGGGTTGTTCGCGCTCATTTCATTGGTGGTAAGGTTGGAGAAGATACCGGCTTTTGGACTGTGCAATTGAAGGGCGATGATGCAAAGAACTTCCGTGTTCAAACCTTCCGTCCTCTCAGTCTTTACGGTATGTTTAACGAGGAACGAAATGCGATTTATGGTATCAAGGGTAAGACCCGTGCTTCTATCCAATACATTGATACACTCGATGAGGATGATGAGCGTTGGTTCGATGTTTCTTCTGTTGATTATGAGGAAGCAATTGCAGAACACATGGTTGAATATCTCGCTGATTTGATGGAACTTGATACGTTCCACGAACAGATTCAACAGAAGCAGGGAACACGTCTTGTGGTTACAGATGGTATCGTAACTTCAATGAATCTAACTCCGAATGAGAAGACCGGAAACCGCGTTATGTGGGTTGAACCCATTGACGCAAACTACGGTTTCTCCGACGAGGATATCCCTGAATCCACACCGATTTGGATTCCTGAAGGAGTCGAAATTGACTTTGGTGTAGGTTCAGATGTTATCGTTGTAGGTCGCACAAACCAAACACAAAAGCGCGATGAAGACGGGATGCCTATTGATGGCGAGTTTAACCCCGTAACAATCAACCTTTATGGTGTTTATGCGCGAAATGCAACTGGCGCACCTGAAGGCATTACGGAGGCAAACGCTGACGAAGTAGATTTCTTCTGAGGCTAAACTCCGCTTAGTCGTGAGCAAAATGACGGCCAATGGGGTGCGAAGCCCCAACCTCAGGTGATAGAAATGATTATTAAAATGAATGAAATCGTGCTCGATATGAAAGAGGTTGAGTCTATCGAGTGGAAGCACGATGGCGGGGAGGCATATTCTGTTCGCTTTCACATGAAAAGCGGAAAGATGTTTACACGCATTGTGCACAAAAATCAACTAGATACCCTAATTGAAGAATTTAAGGAGGAATGAAAATGGGAATTACAAGCAGTAAAGGAATGGCCGCTAAAGGTCTAAAAGAAGTAAAGAATGTAGATGAAGCAAGCAGTTTTGCAGCAGCAAAAGCAAAGGCGTTTACACAACGTCGAGAGTTGCTAAAGCAAGAATCTGCCTATCTAATCTGTGGTATTTCGGGTGACCCCGGCACAGGAAAAACAGGTATGGCTATTGACTGTCGAACAGAAGAGGAAAAGGAAACTCATTGGGTTTTTGTCCTCGACTTTGACGAAGGTGCAGAACCTACTTGGCGACAACATTGGTCTTCAGACGACAAGGTGTTTATTTATAACCCCCACGTTTACAAAGACGACATGACCGTTGATTACTTGGCTACCGCAGATATGGCGCGATTCTTTATTGGAATGGTTCGTGAAGCAATTCAGACAAAACAGATTGTTTTTGATGATGAAGTTATCGAAGTTAAAGCGGTTAAGGCAATTGTTTTTGACGGGCTTGATACATGGTTGGATACTACAAACATGATTGCTCGTCTTAATCACGTTAAGGGCGGCGACCCAAGAGCGGCAGATAAGGTGAAGATGGTTCCGACACAATGGTTTGCTCGGACCCAAGAATACCAACGTTTGTTTAAGGCGGCTTGCCAACTAAATTGTCACAAGTTCTTTATCACACATATGAAAGAACTTCACGATGGTTTTAACGTGGTTGGAATGAAGCCAGATTGGGAAAAATCTACAACTGCAAAGTTGTATCAGCACATCATTACTTCTCGAGAAGAGCGTGGAAAGAATACTAAACTACACGCAAAGGTCGTCAAGAGTAAGACGAATGCTGAAAACGAGGGACAATCCTTCACAATTTTTGAAAATGAGGACGGGTCTGTTAATTGGTCCGGTCTTTCTCAAATCAAGGACGGAACTCTCTGAGTAATACGTTTTTGATTAGGGGTGCTATTATCTTAGTGTTTATGAGCCTAAAAAGGTGATGATATGAAGTTTACAATTAATGGTAAAGAGTTAAAGAATATCCTAAAAATTGTCTGTCTTGATGGTAAATATAATCAAGGTATGTCAGCAGGAAAGAAAGGTCTGCCTCATCAGGTATACATTACTGCAACGGAAAATATGTTATACTTTCACAACGGCGACCCTGCTACTTATGTAGTCTATCGCCACCGTGTTGAAAATGCAACTGCCGGTGGTGTTAGCATCAATACAGATATTTTGGGTAAGTATCTTAGCGATAACGATGTAACAATTGTCGCTGATACAAACACACTACGAATGAGTATTGACGGTTCTATTGTAACTATTCCCGTTCTTGAACGTATTGATAACATGAATATGGTTATTCGAGCACGTTCAAAACTACAAGACATGACTCGCCGTTCTATTACATCAAGTGAAGAAACTCAGGTTACTGAAAAACTTTCAATGTCTACTTGGATTGAGGTTGATTCTGAAGACCTTATCCCTGCTATGAACTTGGCTGAAAAAGTTGGTAACTCAGTTTTTAAACTTGACTTTAACGATGGTGATTTCAACGTATCTTCTGAAGAACGTGGACAGTCAGTTTCAACAGATATTACTCCCCTAAATTACAACGGGGATGCGGCTACTGTGGAAGTTTCCCTACCTATTGGTAATATCCTAAAGGCCGTTGGTGAAGATAGAGTCGTTATTCTATACGAAGACGAAAGACCGATTGTATTTGCTACTCAAGCACTTACAATCTTACGCGCTCCGCGAGAGAACGCGAGGTGATTAAAATGAATATTATAGACACAATTGAATTTATTCAAGCAAATATTGATAGAATGCTACATGAGATGAACAAAGATGAAAAATTATTCCTAAAACTTTATGGTGATAGTAATAAGATTCATCTAGCGTTTGCTATGGGTCAAAGAGAAATGCTACGACATCTTCTTCAAGCCCAACTTGAAGTAAGGGAGGAAGAATGATGTTAGGGTTGTTATGGGCAATCGCGGCTTGGTCTGTTGTTTCCGTAGGTAATGAATTACTCGGAGATGATGATGATGATTGTTAAGAGTTATGGAGATTATGGTAAGAATGGAATGCGTAAGGCGTTTTCAGTAATCCGCTCTTCTATTTCTGATTATACAAAGGAAGACCTTTGGGTTATGGAAGACCGTGAAACAAAATTTGTTGACCTTATTGCTTCCCTTGTAGGACTGTCTTATTGCGAAACCTGCCTTACCTATTGTCTCTCAAGAGAGGTGTGTAATAATGGAGAATAATTTTAACGATAAAGTGCAAGCAGTATTAGACGAAATTCAAGCGATGCTTCATGCGAAGAATCTTTCCTATGGAAATTCTGCGCTTGACCCCGTGCGTATCTTTAGTAAAGGTAAGGCTTCTGAAGGTATTCGCATTCGCATTGATGATAAACTCAATCGCATGTTTCGTGGGAATATGCAGATTGAGAACGAGAAGGACACGATTTTAGACCTAATGGGTTATTTAGTCCTTCTTCTAATTTCTGAGGAATTGGTATGAAACTAATTCTTCATATTGAGATTGATACAGACGAAAGATGGGATTCACCCCCCTATCTTATCGAAACACTAAAGTATGCTTTTCAAGAGCAACTTAGTGGTGATGGAATAGAAATAGGTGGAATTGAATATGATTATAGATTACAACAAGACGACGAAGAGAGTAGCCGTGAGATACAGGAACTCGAAAAGGGAGAGAATGACCCAAGAAGTAAATTTTAAACCTTACTTCTATGTTAAGGCTACGGACTTATCTAATTTAACTATGAGCAACAGAATTGTTTCAAAGGATAAATGGGGTAACGACAAGGCTTATAATTTTGAAGTGGAAGTCGGTGAATGGAAAAATCTCGAAGGTGATACACTTTACAGGATTTATTATGAAGACCCAATGGTTAGATATAACCTCAAGGAAGCATTTCATAACAAAGCCATTCAAACCTACCAAGCAGACGTTGATATCACCCGTTTGTATTCCCTTGATTGCTTGACTAAGATTCCGGAATACGAACTGCGTAAGTGGTATTTTGATATTGAAACTCAAGTAGGCGGTGAACATGACGGCAAGGTTACGGTTCTCAGTTTATATGATAACTATACAAATGAATATACTGTAATGACTTGGTTTCCTAAAGGTCATGAACATGAATTAAAAGCGGAAGGATATACCCTTAGTATTTATACTTCTGAAGAACATATGTTCAGGGACTTCCTTCGTAAGATTAAAAAGGAAGACCCCGACATGATTCTTGGTTGGTATATCATGGGATACGATATTCCTTTCATCATTCGCAGAATGATTGCAGTTGGTCTTAACCCATTAGAAATGTCGCCCTTAAAACAAATTAAAAACCTTTATAAGAAAGACGATGAAGGAAATAGAGAATTTAGTTTTGACTTTAAGGGAGATAAGTATTACAATAGCGACCAAGTAATTGACGGTCGTTTGACTGTTTGTTTAATGGACAGGTTCGAGCGTCTTTGGATTGACTCACAAATGGGAACCTTACCCTCACTTTCTCTTGATTATTGTTCATCTCGAGTTTTGGGTCAAAAGAAGATTGTGTCCCAAAAGTTTGAAGGGCAGGAGTTTTATGAGCGAGGATGGTTAGAAGATACGCAGACTTATCTTGACTATGCTATGGTAGACGTTGAATTGTGTGTAAAGATTGATGAAGTGATGAATGTTTCAGAAAATCAAATGGCCCTTCAACGGCTAATTGTCTGCCCATTCGGGAATACATACCACAACTCTCAAATGGGTGGTATGTATTTCATGCGAAAGGCCGATTGGATTCCACCAACAGGTGTGAAGGGTAATAAAGAAAAATTCGAAGCGGCTTTCGTTATGGACCCAAGATATTACAAAACATTTGGGCTTCACGAAAACGTAGCAATTTTTGACTTCAAATCTCTTTACCCAACGATGATGGCTAGCAATAACATTTCTTGGGAAACGAAATCTTCTGAAGGCTATCCTATTTGGTGGAATACGCCTAAATCCCTCGCTCACTTTGAAGGTGAACCTGATATTCATTTTGAGAAAGAGCGTGTAGGTTTGCTACCTAAGGCTGTTATGGAAATGATGGACCTTCGTGCAGAATATAAACAATTGATGAAGGAGGCTACAACAGATGAAGAGAAGAGAAAGTGGAACTCAGCGCAAATGGCTACAAAAAGAGCCGTCAATGCTTTCTATGGAATTCTAGCAAAAGACGGCTACGGTTGGGGGGATATGGAAATGGCTAAGTCTATTACTGCTTCCGCTCGACGTGCTATGCGTCTTACTGCTTTCAAAGCACAGGAACTCGGCTACGAAGTTATCTATGGACACACAGACTCCGTATTTATCAAGGTCCGCGATGTTGAAGACGCTCACCAATTGAGAGAGAAACTTAACCATTACATTAGCCGCGAGGTCTTCCGCGACCCCGTGGAACTCGAGTTTGAAAAGTTTGCTGAGAAGTTCTTTCTAACCAAGAAAAAGAATCGCTACTGCGGTTGGCTTTCTTGGAAAGATGGCGATTTCTTAGAAGAAAACAAATTCTTCGTAATGGGGTTTGAAATGAAAAAGAGCAACGAAACACCTTATGCTAAGGAATATCAGGAAAAACTTCTTAAGATGGTTTCGCTCTTTGAAGATGAAGACAAGATTATTAAGTATTGCAACGAAGCCTATGCAAAGATTGTAAAGGCTGAAGTTGATTTGAAACAGGTAATCAAGCGTTCACGCCTACGTCAAAATCTTGAAGATTATGAAGTCATCGCAGGTGGAGTAGCAGGGATTGTTTATTACAATCAACAGGAATACGGTAAGATTGAGAAAGGAGATTCGTATTTCTTTATGAGAATGGATAACTCAGATTTAGATGAAAAATATTATTTAGTTGACGGAGTTTCGAAAGAAGCAAATTACATCGCTTTCAAAAGAATTGAAGAAGCGGAACAATTTACTCCTGATTATGAATTCATCGCTCAAGCAGAAGTTATCAATAAATCCGAACTAATTTTTGAAAGTTTGGGTTTACCTATTGGGTTAATTAAGAAAGACATTTATCAACGGTCATTAGACAAGTGGTGGTAAAATGGGAAAGAAAGAAGGAACATATGTTAAAACAATGATTCAATTATATGAACGTAAAAAGAAACTAGAAGATATGATTAAGGAAATTGATTCCGATTTATTGGGAGTAGTTAAGAAAGAAAGACAGTTTTGGGTTAAAACCGGAACGTGTTCTATTTGTTTAACTCCCGGTGAAACTGAATGGCATCATATTATTTCTCAAGGACGATGCCGCGACCTCGGAAGAGAATACCTTATTCATGCACGTTCTAACGTAATTGAAGTATGTCGTGTTTGCCACGATGAAACTACTGCGTCACTTAGACGTAAAGCCATTGATTCTTCAGGCGGTTCTAAAACCGTTAAGAATCCCGATGGACCCGTAACCCTTAGACAGATTGAATACATCAAGAAACTGTGTAAGGAGAAAAACCACAAACTAGATATTGATAGCGTAACTGAAACATTAACAAGGGGAGAAGCCTCGGAATTAATTGATAACCTAAAGGAGATGAAAGCATGAGCATGTATGAAAGAATGAGATTGATGCACGAAAGAATGACTGTTAGAAATTTGGATATTCAATGGTTTATGGATGTGTGTAGTTCTTGTGCAAATGATATGTCCGATAAACTAGATTTTTGGACAGTAGAAAAGAATGAACTTTCATTCTTGGTTGAATGTATTTTTGGTGATGTATTACACGAAATCGAAAAGGTTAGAAAAAGTATCCAGTATCTAGAAAGATTGATGGAGGAAGAAGAATGAATTGTGAACATAATTGGAAAACAGTAAAAGAGCGTGTGCTTTTTAAGAACGAAAAAGAAGAACACGTTGAGGCTGAACTACATTGTAGTGAATGTAAAAAGGTAGCAGTAGCCTTTGCTCGAAGAATATTGGAGGAATGAAAATGACGTATGTAACAGAATGGAGCGAAAAGGATTTGAATAACGGGTTTACATATCAATGGAACCCTGATGCAGAAGATGGACCTGTCCTTAAAATTACAAAGTCTTCTCTTGGTTCATTTAACTTCTGCCCCGCTTCTTACGAGATGAATTACAATCCTCTTGGTAAGGGTAAGGTAAAACAAGAAGTTAATGAGGCGATGATTCGTGGAACAAAGGTGCATAACGCTCAAGAAGACTTTTGGAAGGCAGTTGATATCGAAAAGGCGATGCCGTTTATTGACGACCAATCTATGCTTGTAAAGCACTTTAGGGATTATTACCCTGAAGGTGATGATGAAGAGTCAAGGGATATTTACCGCGCTATGTCGGCTTGGAATGCAGAAAGATTCCTTGAATGTATTACTGAAGGCACAATAGACCAATTTATCCCATCGGGTAATGAGGTTCAATTGGACGCACAGTTTGTAGTTAATGGTGTGAACGTTCATCTTCAGGGAATTATTGACCGTATCTTTATTGGTGATGATGGCTACATTCCTCTCGAACTTAAGACAGGTGCTTGGAAGGATAGCAAAAAGACAATGATGCGTAAAGAAATGGCTTTCTATCAATTGTTATTTGAAGAATCCACGGCTGAAACGCTAATTGCCGCAGGTCTTGACCCCGCTATTGGTATTACCCATTGGGGTTGGTTTTACCCTGCTAGCAATTATCTTTACGTTGAAGAAGTAAAACCTCGTTCAATGACTTCGGTTTTGGCTTCACTTGGTAAACTTGTAGACGCATATCTTACACAAGACTTCCCCTACAAGTATTTTTGGAAGAAGTGTGATAAGTGCGGGTTTAATAAAAATTGTGAAGCCGCAGGTGGTGGAGATACCTATGATTTCTTCTGAAAAGGATTTAGTAGTGCAATTACTCAATCGTCCGTGGACTTTTGGAGAGGTTATGAAACTCGATGAAACACTTGACGAATTACTTAGTAATTACGATTATAGTTTAAGTTATTTAGTAGAATCAACAGGTATGTATTCTGAAATTCTACAAATGTTTAAAACTAATTTTGCAAGAGAAATTAGACCCCTAATTTTAGAAAATTTAGAGAAGGCGGCAGTTGTTATGCAAGTGCAAGAGGAAACCCCAAAAGTGCAAGACCCTCTTGAAGAACAATTTGAAAAGGGGATGAAATCTCTTTCGAAAGAAGAGTTAAAAGAACAAATTAAGAAAGACACAAAACAGGTGATTTAGATGAAGTTTCCTCGAGAAATGTGGGCGGGTTCCCATTTAGAATCAGCGATTCAACCGCGTCGTGTAGTAGTTAAAAACCGTGATGATTACATTAATTTTATTCGCGCTTATAATGGTAAAATGAATGTATACACATCTGTATATGACTACGATGAATTTTCACATAATCGAGGGTTAGAGCACACAGTTAAAATTGACCGTTTATTTTTAGACATTGACGCGCATGGCGAAGAAAGTCTTGAGGATGCATACACAGATTTAAAAAGGTTGCACAATTGGTTATTAGAAAAAGACTTAAAACACACAATGGCTTTCTCAGGTCGAGGGTTTTACATCTTTGTTTACGGGAAGCGCACCTTTGATTTGCGAAAGGTAAAAGCCTTCTTTGATATTTGTCATGATGTAGTTTATAAATCACCAAGACTTGATAATAGGGTGATTAACACGGCTCGTCTTAGAAGGGTTCAGAACACCTATCATATGGGCGCAAAAAGGTTTTCGGTAGTCCTTACTACCCAAGACCTTTCAAAGCCCTTAGAACACGTTCTAGAGGTGTCTAAACGCCCAAGAAAAATTGAACCTGAGTATTATGGTGAAAAGATTGTTCAATGGCCGGAAGTTAAGGAAATGCGTATGGCCGAAGTAGAAATCGAATCAGTTGAATCACCGGGCGTATTACCTATTATCCCGTGTCTAAGGTCTGCAATTATGACTGAGAACCCAAGACACGAAGCGAGACATTATTTAGTTCAATGGTATAATGAATTGCTTTCTGATTTAGTTATCGCAGAAAACGGTCTTACTTGTAAACCCCGTGAGGTTAGTGGCGATGCTTTGGATGATATTACAAACATTATTTGCGAAGAGATTCAGACGATTGCAAATAACGAAGATGTTTGGATTGACTACAACGCTACAAAAACTCACAAATTTACAGATTATGTGATTAGAAAGCGACATATGGCCCCTTCATGCAATACTTTAATTAGCAAGGGCTACTGTGTAGGTAAATGTTGGAGATACCCGAAGGAGGAAGGAGAATGATTCTAATTGACCTAAGAGAAGACTCAGTTCTCTCCGATGCGGTGGAAAGGTATGCAAAATTAGCAAATGTGAAGACCGAAAAGAGACATCTTGAGGTTGGCGACTATGTTATTGGTAATATTTGCATTGAATCAAAGTCTGTTGAAGATTTTTTGGCTTCGGTTAGGAATAAAAGAGTGTTTAATCAGTTAAGTAACATGGAAGACTCATATGAACGTAACTTTTTGTTAGTTTATGGAAGATTGTCTGATGTGGGAGCATATTTGAAGCACACAAGGACAAATATTCCGGGCTGGAAACAAAAATTAGAGAAAATGTTCTTAGGGGCGTTGTCTTCTATTGGTTTAAATACAGAAATTAAGACAAATTGGGTATTAGATGCCGATACTGCGGCTCAATTCATTGTTGCGTGTGCCTATCACGCTAACAAAGACTTTAAAATGACTAAAATGCTCCCTAAAAAGACTCGCACAGACGATGTGAGAGTTGATTTATTGTGTTGCATTAAAGGAATCACACCAAAGAAGGCTAAAGCCCTTCTTAGTGAACATCTTAGCGTGTTAGAAATTGCTATGCAAGATAATAACTCACTATGTAAGGTGGAAAAGATAGGTAAAACAACTGCTTCTAATATTATTGAAGCATTAAATTCAGAAAATGAGGTGAAATACTAATGGCAGAAGATTTAGACGTGGATGAATGGGAGTTATACGAGGCTCTAGAAAAATTAGACTTCGATAATTTCGTAGATGATTCACGACCGGAAAGAACAGAATTACCCAACGTAGTTCAAGAATGGACAGATGTGGTTACGGAGTTTTCATTGTATAATGATTACCCCGCAACTATGGCTTATTATGTAACTCTTGGGCAGATGTTAAAAGATATCGTTAGGGTTCCTATCGGGAGGTTGGCTCTCGACCCAAGGATTCATTACTGTTGGATTCAAACTGCTCGTAGTGGTAAGACTACAATGTTTGACTTTTTGCAACCCGTATGGGAGAATCTTTTCCGTCTAATCAACGAACACCCGCTTACAAGAAACCCCCCGCGTGGCCCCCTTTCAGGTGTGAAAAATTTCAATCTTCAAAACCCTGACTCATTTACGGACCAAGCACTTCTCGGCACAAAGAAGTTTGACGTAAAGAATCCGGATTGGGTTCGTGGTGATGAAAACTTGGATATTAACGGTGACCCAATTCCCGAGTTTATTGATATTGATATTGAAGGCGCGTTGTTTGGTTCGGGGATTATTGCTTTTGACGAGTTTGAACATTCGGGTATCTTCAAGGAGTCCCAACACAAACAAGATACTGTGATGATGTTTCAGAAGTTTATGAATCGTCTTGATTCTGATACACACTTGATTAAGAAGCGTTTGACTGAATGGGGTAAAGACCTTGTAGTAGATTGCCAAAGAAGTTTGTGGGCAACTACTCTTCCCCCTGAAGGTCTTGAAAGAGTTATTCTAACAAAGGGTGTGTTCCAACGTATGTGGCTTTTTGTCCGTGAAGTTCCTGAATCTCTAAAGGAGCAAATGGAGGAAGAATATCTCGACCAAGTGGGAGAAATTGTAGGTGGAGAAGATGAAGGGGCTACGGCCATTCAAAGAGAATTCGCTGAACTTTTATATGATACATATATTTGGGCGGAGAATCGTTTGAACGAAGTAGGCGACCGTCGTAAGGTGGTTGTATTTTCCCCCGATGCAAAAACACGACTAAAGGTTATTTGGAAAGGAATGCGAAAATATATGCAGGGTTTCCCCGAGCATATTTTTGTTGCTCTTAACACCTTTCTTATGAACACAATTAACAATATGTGTGTAGCCGCTACCCTTTGTGCTATTGCAGAACGTAGCACTACTGTTGAGGTTAGACACATAGACCAAGCACGAATTTTGACTGACCGGAGTTTTGACTCTATTACAACTTGGTTTAGCGATACTCTAAAGAAGTCGCCAAGACGTATCAAGGAAAAGACTAAGGAAGGTCTTATTATTGCAGTTTATGATAAGTGTTCAAAGAAGAGCAACGGGTGGGTTCAGAAAACCCAATTGATTAAGAATTACATGGAGGTGACGAAAAAATCACGCCCTTCGTTTTACCGCGAATGGCCTGAAGTCGAACACCTTTTCGAAGAAAAGAAAATTAACCAAAAGGTAGAAATTAGGAGGAAGAAGGATGCTTGAAGGTAAGACATTACTTGAACTAAGAACTTTCTTAGAAGAAGAAGATAAGATGGATTTAATAGACATTTTGATTAACTTTATTCAGGAAGAATATTTATATAGTATTCTTGGAATGTATAAAAATGGTTATACCGTAGACCAAATTAAAGATGCGGAGGTATATTAATGAGTGGAATTTTATCAATTGATATTGAAACGGCGAATACAGCGGCAGACATTGGTGGTTGGGAAAATACGCATATGTGGCGTGTTTCTTGTGCTACTACATGGGATGGAGAAAATGCAACGGTTTATGTGGATAAACCAATGGAAATTGAAGGTGCGGTAGTCAAGTCTTTAGGTCAACTAAAGTTTGATTTAGATGAGCACTTTGAAAAGGGTGGTAAGTTGTTAGGACATAACATTGTAGCCTTTGACTTACCCGCTTTGCGTGACTCAATGGATATCTATTGTGTTCGCAAATATCTTGAAGAAAGAGATACACGTTGTATTGATACAAGTCGTATGATTACAGAAGTAGTAGGAAAGCGTGTTCAGTTAGATAATTTAGCCAAGTCTAATCTTGATGCGGCTAAAAGTGCAGATGGTCTAACGGCGGTCCAATGGTGGGCTGAAGGTAAGTATGAAGATGTAGTTAAGTATTGTCTTCTCGATTCTCAATTGACTTACGACCTATGGAAAATGGGTGTTGAGAATAAAGAGGTCAGGTATTTCGATGAAGATAGCACGGAATACGAAATTGTGAAAGTAGAGTGGTAAATGTAAAAATTGGGCCTCGTCTTCCCTTCGGGGAGGGCGGGGTCCTTTTTTTTGGCTTTTTAGCCGGTTTGGGGCAATTTTAATTTTAATTAATATTAGTTTACTAATAGAGTTTGGTTTAAAAATATTAGTAAACTATTCAATGCTAGGGTGTAATTGTGCCCCCTTTCTTCTAGCAATTCTATTAATTGTTCTCCAATTGGTTTTATCCCTATTCATAACCGCCCCTTCTTCAGTTAAGAAAACGTTTTTATTCAAATAATTAGCGGCTTCTTTATAATTACCTGCCCTGCCCACTTGATTGATTGAATCAGGTTTAAATAAATACCCATCATATCTAAACCCAAAAAAGGGAGCAAATGAGTTTCCCGGAATAAAATCTTCGGCTTCTTGATTTTCATATTTCGAAGTATTATCTCCTGTCCTTCTGTAAAATAAAACTTTAATAGGGATAGGGTTTTTACTTGGTAGAGTGGCTAATATAACTGCTCTATTATTATCGTCTTCAGTATTTACATATCCTAAAAATTCCCATTCAATTACAGGACTTTTTAGAATATCCCACCACATCATTCCTCACCATCTAAATGTCCATTTGGGTGAATACCAAGTTCCACTTTTTGACGCTCATGCTCTAAACAATGTTGATGCTCCACACGCATAATCTCAACCCTACGGTCATGTTCAGCCTTAGCAACCATAGCCTCGGTGTTAGCGCGAATAACTTCAGGGTGAAGTTCAGTTTCAGTCTGTTGCTCGCTCTTCCATAATTCGAGCATGGTTGCAAAAGCGGGTTGAGCGGTTCCACCAATAATGGCGATAAGAGCGATAAACCCTTCAAGGTTCATTAATACGACTTCGGGTTTTAGAATACCCATAGCCACTACTGCTCCACTTGCTGCAAGCCAAAGATAGACCGCAGGTAAGGCGGTCCACTTAATCATACGGTCGTTAAAGGAATTTTTTTGAGCACTCATATTTTCACCTCATACTAATGTGCTTACATCTAAGCCTAACATTGTTGCTACAATGGCTACTAAAATTACACCACCGCGTTTCATTAATTCAATGGCGGTGGAAACTTGAGTATTTAGTTCAGCAATACTAATCATCATATCAGTTTGTGCCTCAGCCATCTTTTCTAACATTCCATCGTGTTTATCAACACGGTTTTCGAGATTATCAAGCCTAAGATTTTGAACATCATCCATAGTAACACCTACATTCCTTCAACATATATTCAACTATATAAACCTTAACTTTCAGCAATCCATTGGTTAATTTGTTCTAATGTCGGAGCAGGTTCAGGCCAATCGTCAGGCCATGCTTCAGCATTGTAGTAATACTCTTCACCTAATACTACTACCACAGCGTATTCGTGAAAGGGAAAATCAGGATATTGTTCTATAAGCACTTCTGGTATTGTTTTCATTTTATTCACCTCAATTTATTCTAAACACTAACATTTCAGCGGTGTTCGTGTTCTTTGTGGAACCGGAGTTCTGATATGTAGTTACACCAAGTTCGTCCCCTGCTGATAAAGTAACCACTTGACGTAATGTTCGACCGTTACCACCAACAATTTCACCACCTGCGTCCCAATTCTGTAAAGCAGTATTTAGAACCCAACGGGATTGATAGAAGTTTGATGTAGTGGGGGACCAACCCGATAAGGACACACGGACTTCAACAATATATGTCCCATCTTCAACAACAATAAAACCTTGACTTGTGTTTGGGAAATTAGGGTCAGGGGGCAAAGTAACAACCCCCGTAATAGGCGACGTTGTTCCAATAGAAGCAGTTCCAAGAGGAATGTTCGTATGTCCTGTATTATAAATGGATGTAGTGGTTAAATTAGTAGCGGCGTATTCTAAAGTAATTAAACCTGAAGGTAAAGACGCTCCTTGTATGTCTGTATTGTGAATATACCACCCTGTCGTAAGAGGGGATACTGCATCAGTTAAAGCCTGTAAAGTAATACTCTCATAGACTTCCAAACTTATTGTATTTGGTGCTACTACTCTCTGGTCACTAAGAGGATGCTGTGCATTTTCAAATGTATTTCCAGCAAAGGGAGTAATAGTTAATGCTGCCGCCCCCACATTTTTAATATTAACAACCATACCATCATGAGCCGCTGCATCGGGCATTACAATAGCATTACTAGGTTCATTAACATATAAAGAATAATTTAACAATGGTCCGGGTGTAAATGAAGTTCCGTTAGCGGCTTGTTTAGATAATATCAAAACTCCTGTATCTGTTAACCCACCTACTGTAATAGAATTAGAAGTTGAAGGCCCTCTTTGAACAACACTATCTAATGTATCTGCTTCAGTTGAAGTAATAGTAAAATTAGGATAACTACCTGTAATGGCGGTAATCCCACCACCTGTTAAACTCACCGTTTGGTCGGGTGCTGAATTTGTAATGGTAAAATTAGGGTAAGTTCCCGATGTGGTAATTCCCGTTCCATCGGTTAAAGTAACTGTTTGGTCCGGCGCGGTGTTAGTAATATCAATGGTGGACCCTGCCCCATTATCTGTTACAGTAATTCCCGTCCCCGCATTCAATTGCCTACCATTAGCCAAGCCCGAACTGTCTGCGGTTACAAAGGCTAAATTAGGAACGTCATTTGTTCTTCCAATACCTGTTACAAAAATTACACCTGAACTGCCGTGATATCTAGTTAAAATACCAACGTTCTGAATCAAATCACTAGCACCTGTTGGTTTATCAGGAGTTAAACCCCCACCTGATGCTACATATACAGTTCCACCAACGTCTGAAGAATCAAAATCAGTAACCGTATCAATACCCTTCAATAGACCAAAAACAACTGCAAAGCCTTCTTCTTGTGAAGCAAGGTCTTGTTTTGCTAATCCAATTACAGGCATTTTAGAAGAATCAGAAGCATCAGCGATATCCACAATAGCGGTGTTAGCATTATGATTATCATAAACATATAGAGCATCTCCCGCTGTAATAGCCACGCCTGTTCTAGCCTTAATTTTTGTAACCTGTTGCTGAAGTAATTCGGTCATTCCCATTAACATTTGAACATTGTGAGCCGCGTTATCAGCACTACCGGCTGCAATTTCCACAATAGCAATAGGAACTTCCCCAAGGTCTAAATCAGAAACTAATGATGTGCTACCACTAATTGTTCCTTCTCTCACCTTTAACGTATCATCGGTATCAATGTAAATCCAATCATAACGAGGATAAGTAGCATCAGCAGAAGAGGCAATAGCCACAGTCATATCTGTATTTGATTCTCGATAATCACCATTTACGGCATATACAATTTCAGCACCTAATGTATAAGATGTAAATGCACCTGCCGTGCTTTCTGTAAAGTTATTACATGATACTACATAACTACCCATACTCATTGAGTATAAAGCCTTTAGAATACCTGAATGTAGTTTATCTGAGCCATCAATAATTCCATCGGTAGTAAGTCCGTTAGTCAATGTTGAAATCTGTGCCGGGTTTAAAGCCATCAGTCCACCTCCACTACAATTACAAATTCAATTTCGTCCGTGCTAGTTAATGGTCCGATTCCATCATAATTTACACGAAGTAGCATCTCGTCAGTAGTAGTATGAAAGATGCCAACCTCTTTAATAGTTTCGCCAATATACGCCGAACCTTGTAAAGTAAATTTCCATTCAATTGTGCTTTCATCGCTTGAAGTTACTACTAAACCTGTTGAGGTTTTAGTCAATAACGGTGAATCAAGTGAAGAAGCGTTAGGGTTAGTAGAATCACCACCCGTTCCCACTTGATATCTAGTATAATTCCCAACTATATAATCTTTTATGTCTGTTCTTCCATCTCTCGTAATCATGGTCCTACCTCCGAATCAAAGCCGATTGTGTAACCGAATCCAATTGTGGACGTGGTTGTATCTGTTAGATTTGTAATCTCGGCCTTTACGAATTTCAATCTAACTTGGTTTAGAATAATGTTTGGTGTAATAGTTGAAGCGTATACCTTTTTCTTTGTAAACCCTTGCAAATTGCGTGTTTCAGAAAGTAACATGGACATTGTATTAGCCAAGTCTTTGTTATATTCTCCTAATTTAATAATACTCGGACTTCCGAACTTTTTCTCAGTTTCAAGCACTACATAGGGAGCGCGATAAATACCTTCTGATGGGTAATAAACTGAAACAATATGTCCGGGCTGAAGGAAGGGAATATCACTACCTACACGGATTTCAATTGCGTCATTAACCCTTGAGTAAATCTTCAATAAACTTTGGGCTAATGAATCAGCCTGTGTTTGATTAGAAACCGTGTAATCATAAACTTCTTTTGTAATTTCCTTACCTCGAGATTTAATAGACGAATAATTTCTAGCAGTTGAACGAACTCCGTCGCCATAAACTACTACTACGTTATATTCGTCAAACAATGATTTATCACGTTTAATTGAAGTAATGTTATATTCATTACTATCTTCATTAAATTCAATATTACGATAAAATTTATCTTCTTGGTTAGAAACTACTACTACGTCGTTACCATTGATAAATAATTTCTTATCCACATATTGCAAAATACTATTTGCTGCTGAATAGGCGTTTTGTCCATTAAAGTTTGCAGATAGGTAATAATCATTACCAACGGTTGATTTGGTGTAGTCAATATCAATTGAGGATAGGATATCGTCTACGATTTCTTCTGCTTCATAGACTACATCAAATGAAGCGGCGATGGTGGCCGTGGAAGGTGTAAAATCATTAAAGTCGCTTACAGTAACTTCAATGATTTTTCCAATTGAGGGACAGCCTTTCATGGCTTTCATTGGTGAAATTCTAATATTAGAATAACCTACTGATAAACCGGATGTTTCAGTATTAATATTATAAAAGGATGCTTCATTAGTATTAACACCGTCTGTAATATAAACTGTCTGGTCGTAATTATCACCAAAGGTGTTATATAAGTTATTCCCAGCCCTAGTTCTAGAAACTAAATACTTATCTTTATTTGCAGTTTTATCATCAATATTAATTACTACATACATAGACCTAACGTGTTCTTTATCATGAATTCCAATACCACCATCTGTTTCTTTAGCATCGGGAGCATAAGCCCAAGAAAAAGTTTCATTTTTACCGGGAACTTTGGTATATGTTCCAAGCAAGGCATTAAAAACAATTCTTTCAGGTGTAAAATCATAAAAACAATTTTGTGATAATCTTAATGGGATTAGTTCAGTTCCTAATGACCCTGTAACAAAATTATCAATTTTAAGATAATGACTAAAATTAGTAGTATCTGTTTTACTAACCGTATGTGATTTAATATAATGAAGTCTTTGATTAGTAGAATCATATAAGAAATTACCTGTTAAATTATTACAATAATGAATCCAATGTCTTGAACCGCCTGATGAAGTTTCAACAACAATTTCTAATACTGCTTCATCTGATTTTAAATGAGTAGACCAATCTACTCCACCTGTATTATCAATAACTTGCCAATCTGAACTAGAAAGTTTAGGTTTAAATAATGCTCTAACGGCTCTAAGGTGTCCATTAGAGGTGAGAGAAGATTGTCCCTCTTCCATAAACCCGTTATTATTTTGGAAACCGTGGATTTGGTCTATTACAGGAGAACCTTTAAAATCAACTTGAGCACCTGAGTCTGTAAGACTTACACTTGCCGTTTCTAAGAAAGCATTTTGCATAGATTGTAAATCTTCCCCATCAGTATAAAAATCGGGATGAATTTTAGCATCTAAAATTACCATATCCATATCGGGAATATATTGATATCCTTCAAATGAGTCTACTTGAGTTTCTGTAATAAATCTACTACCTACAAATTTATCTTCAACCGTAGTTACGGGAGGGCTACCTATAGTTTCAATAAAAACAGGTAGTTTCATAATAATACCATTATTAGCGGTATAATTAGTTTGTGCGATAGTAGCATTAGGGATATCAATAGTAGCATCTTCTTCAACAGGGTAATAAAATTTACCTGTTCTTAAATGATTCAAAGCAACTCCGGTGCTCCCATAAACTAATGTAGTATAAGTGTCTGCTAAAATTTCGTCAGTATTGGGAGTAGCGTTTCTATTTAAATCATAATTTTCATAATCTACTTCATTAAAATATGAATCAAATGTTAATTCAATTAATCTAGCGATATTAAATCTATTTAAATCACCATTATAGTCAATAATTTTTCTTTCAGCATAATCAGTATCTAATCTGTTACCATGCTTAGAAACACCGTCCCAATGAGTAGGATTTCCTGTATCTGTATTATGCCCCATTTTACCAACAGTAGTTTCTTTATTTTTTAAGATTAAAGAGTAATCAGAAAGGGGTCTGCTATCATATCCAATATTATTCCAATTGGTTTGACTTTCAGGGTAAATATCTCCCGGCAAAAAGAAATGTAAAGCCCCTGTTTTATCATCCCATCTTTCATATAATGAATAATGTTCTAACATATCGTCTGTATCAATATTGTCGTAAATGTCTCTATCTTTAGCAAATGCTGGGTATCTATCAATGTCCCAAAATCTAGAGCCTACTGCTGGTTTAATACCTAACATTTCTGTGGGTTTATCAATCAAATAAGATGTGGTTTCATCTCTATTTTGATTATGAATAAAATATTCATTTCCACACATCTTATATGCGCTAAGATAAAAATTAAAATTAGTTCCAGTTTGGTAAATATCATTATGATTAGTTAATCTTGTAGGAGATGCCGTTCCTACTGTTCTCATACTATTAATGAATTCACCCTTTGTTTTATTCGTATATCTCCAAATAGAGGGATTAAATCTAGAATCATATTGAGCATCAGAAATAACCGCAGGGGAAACAGTAGTCATACCCCCATCATCTACGATAATATCCGTAAAGGTCATTGGACCTTTTGTAGTTGAACAAACTTCGTTGTTTAATAAATGTAAAAACCCACCTTTGGGTAACCCCTGTCCGTTAATTAAATAAAAACTACTAACATAATCTCCCGCTAATTCTTCCAAGAATTTGTCCGCTGTTTCTACATATTCGCTCATTCTTCCCAAAACCAATGGAGAAATATACCCTAACGTAAATGTAATTTGGTTTTCCCCTCTTTCTTGGTTTAGAATATCAAAATCAACCATAGAAGAAATCGTATCCTTACGTTCTGTAATATCAATTCCAATAGGAACATCTGCGTGGACACCATCGTTAGTTACAACGGAAGTAATTAGATTATCAATTGCATTACCATTATCAGTATTGGCTGATGTAACTGAAGAAAGGTTTCCACCCTCAATTACATTACTCCCATCATATTCATAATACTTACCTGTATTAAAAATAAAACCCTTATCAACAGAACCTAATAGTGTAGTGGGCTTAGGTAACTTAACATAAGTTTCCGATTTAGTATCATATACGGAACCATTATAAGTTTCTAACGATTTACCTGCTAAAAACCCATAGGGTGCTCTATAAATTGTATCATCGGGGGCTAATTCCCCAATTGTGTGGTCTGTAATATGAACATCCTTGAACAATGTAATAACACTACCTGATACAGATTTCACCACACCCAAGGGAACGGCCCCTGAAGAAGATGTAAATAATACATCGCCAAAGGCCACTTCACTTCCAATAGTAGTAGTTACAGTAATAGTGTTCGCACCAAAGGCGGTTCCTGTATCAATCTCCAACCCTGTATCAATAATTCTATCTCCACCGGGAATAAGAGTTGAATAAACGTATTCATTTGTATATGTATAATTTTTATTTACAGGGCTACCCAATAACTGCGAAAGAATGTCCCTACCAGAAATTTTAAGTCTAAATACTCCACCGTCATTTCCTACTTCTTTAAACTCGACTCTACCCTCAGCCATTTTCTTATTATAAGAAATATTAGTTCTAATACAATCTAATAATGAACCTGTTGAATTAAAAATACTAGAAGGTGTTGTTTGTAATTCTGTATAACTATTTAGTCTATCACCCTTGTTTACTAATAACTGAATACCCTGATTATTTCCACCAACGATATATTCTAAATCATAAACATCGGCTTCATAAGTTTCAATAGTAATATCGTTTCTAATTACATCTGACCCACTAATTTCTGTATCAATACTGTGCGTCACACCAATGTTAGAAACTACACTACCAATTCTTCTTCTATACCCCGTTGCATCAGTTAAACTTTCTACAACTGCAGAGCCGCTAAATGTGTTGGATGTATATAATCGCTTATCTGTAATTGTAATTGTTTGTGAACCACCAACAGGAGAGGTAATATTACTAATAATATAATAATAGTTACCAATATACAAAAACTCAAAACTACCCGAGTCTTCTAATAAAGTAGATAAATCCTGTCCTTCTAACAATCCTGTAACTACAATTTTATCCGTGTCTGTATCATGGTTGTTAAATACACCGGGGAGTGCGAATGATGGCTCGGAGTTGATATTATCAGAACCAATGAATTCTAAAATCTTAATATTTTCCATGTCCTGAATTTTCTTGTCTAGAAACCGCTCTGGGTCCATGTAATCAATTTCGAAGATATTACCCCTCGCGGTAATACTTCGGTCTAATTTCACCCCCACAGGGGTCGAAACCGTTTGGTTTCTCAACGGCGAGGAAATGAATTTCATATAAGTGTCTAAATCGCCCGGATGAGAAGCATAGCGAGAAAACGCATTTGTCCAAGAATCAAAAAATGAGTGGGTATTATCCCAATCAGTATCATCATCATCTCTATTAGCATCCTTTACTGTTGCGTTTTGAGTGTAAAATGATTTATCTAAAATCATATCAGAAGTTTCAGTAGCGGTTCTAAACACGGTGTAATCCTTTTGATTACTCCCATCGTTATTATTGTGATAGGCGCGAACTGCCGTGTATTTGGTATTTGCTTTTAGTGAATCGCCTTCTAAGAAATAAAATGTAGGGCGGCTAACATTTACATATCTATCGTGCCTTTCTTCTGTTCCTGAATCATCGTTCATTAAGCCATACGCCAATGCAACAGGGGAGGTTGTAGGTGCTGAGAAAATCATTACCTTAGTATTTTTAGGAATGTTTTCCTTCAATCTTGGTGTAAAATCATAAGTATTAAAATCCCCTTCATAGGAAACTTCTTCTGTAATTTTAGCAAAGTGGTGTTTATACATATTATCTGCATAAACTAAAATGTAATAAGTAGTAGTTGATAGATTTAAAGCCGAGGCCGTTTCTAATACCACTCTATAACCGGGAGTTTCATGGGCATTTGAACCGTATGTATCTAACGCGCTTCCCGATTGGGTGGGCCAAGATACGATAGAAAGAGGATTACGCATAGTAGTCTGTTCATCTTCATGGATTTCATAGAATGATACCAACCCTTCAGCAGTTTCAGCCGTTGCTTGTGGGATATTAGACACAAGGTTAGGATTGACTGAGGTATCTAATTGACTCAGATTAGAGGGTGTGAAGGTAGCACCACCTAAAGTGGGAATGCTTACCCCTTCATTGAGAACGTATAACTCATTACTCATTGATTCTAGCCTCCTCGAAATCTAAATACAACAGGGCGTTTTTATACGGTGGTGATAGGGAGTTCGTGCTTTTGAAACTTACTGTCTGCCCCTTAAAATACGACACTTCATGGAGTTCACCCATGAATTGTGTGAGGCGGGGTGTAGCGGCATTAGGGTTTTGTCCTAAGTAGATATCTGAAGCGTCTAATTGAAACTCCCCTGCATGACCGCGTTCTGCTACAATGCCCCCATTGAATGCAATAAACATACGTCCGTAGCCATATGATACGGCGAGGTGGTGCGACGTTTCAGGATAGAGAACATCACGGTCCACGGGAATATACATGTAGTCGCCAACACTAAAGTTGTTTGTCGAAGCACCGGCAATATCAAAAGTTGTAGCATCTGTAATAGTATCAATCGTTCCACTACTTTGCATTACCCCATCCCCGTCAATATAATAAATAGGCTGGCTTGCATTCAATACAGAAGTATCTGCAATAGTCATTGTGTTAGCATCCACAATGCTAACAATTTGAGCGTATTTTTTATAGGCGGGTAAATGATTAATATAAAAATATTCCGTTGGGTTAGAATATGAATTATCTACTACTTCAGAACGAAATACTGTTGGTGATTCTAAAGTCTGTGTAGTGCCGTCAATTGTTAAACTAAACTTAATTGAATACTCAGCAGGTTGTTGAAATGCCTGAGTAGTAGTATTAACTAACGAAACTGTAATGTAATTATTGTGAAATAGACACATTTCTACACTATGTCTGCTTGCGGCACTTAGATATGTTAAGCCGTAGGTAGCATCTCTCGGCAAACTTTTTTGGCTAGCCTCGTTATCAGTAACAGGATTACCATTAATTTCATATGGAGTTACTAACATTTCTAAAGTAAACGGACCTTCATAATCCCAAATACCCGTAGTTTCTTGATTAAAACTATCTGCCGCTTTAATGTGAACATAGCCATTACACATTACAGGAAACTGTAATGATTTTCTATCCTTAGAAAATACTGTATAAGACA